ACACGCTTTACAATGAGAATATACAGCCTTTACAAATATTTATGAGTTTAATATCATTTGCAGATTTAGCAACACTAAAAAACGTGTCAAGGCAAGCGATTTACGACAGAAAGCGTAGAGGTTTTTTTAATAAAGCTATTGTAAAGCACAATGGAAAAGAGGTACTAAATTCAGAGATAGCTTTACAACTATGGGAAAAGAATGATGTAAATATTGCAAAACCAACAACAAAAAAGGAGTTAAGAGATAAGATAGATAGTTTGCCATCTGATTCCATACCAGATTTTGCAGAAAGTAAAGCTAAAAGAGAATTTTATTTAGCAGAATTAGCAAAGTTAGATGTATTAGAAAAGAAAAAAGAATTAGTTAGTGTAGAAGAGATAAAAAAAAGCAGTTTTGCAAAAGCTAGAGCTATAAGGGAGCAACTTATAAATTTAGCAGATAGATTAAGTCATCAGTTGGCAGGTGAAGATGATGCAACTGTTATATATAAAATTATTAATAGTGAACATAGAGAAGCACTAGAGAATTTATCACAATGACACTAATTTTGCATGGTGATTGTCAAGAACAATTAAAAAATATAAAAGATGAAACAGTAGATGCAATTATTACTGACCCTCCTTATGGAATATCATTTATGGGCAACAAATGGGACTATGATGTTCCATCTATAAGGCTATGGAAAGAATCTATAAGAGTTTTAAAAAAAGGTGGTTACTTATTGTCATTTTCTAGTGCAAAAACATATCATAGGTTAGTATGTAACGTAGAAGATGCAGGTTTTGAGATAAGAGATCAAATATTATGGATATATGGAGAGGGTATGCCAAAAAGCAAAAGTTTATTAAAACCTGCACATGAACCTATAGTAATGGCTATAAAACCAGGAGAACTAAAAGAACTTAATATAGATAAAAGTAGAATAGGTACAGAAAAAAGAATAAATAGCGGTTTTAGCGGTAAACGTAATATTTATGAACCTGCAAACAAATCAAAGGCAACTGAATGTATTGGAAGATACCCTGCAAATTTATTACATGATGGCAATACTGGTATAGAACAATTCACAAATTATTTTTATTGTGCAAAAGCAGATGAAAAAGATAGAAATACATATAACACGCACCCTACAGTAAAACCAATTAAATTAATGGAATATCTTATTCGTTTAGTATGTCCTGTAGGTAGTTTAATTTTAGACCCATTTATGGGTAGTGGTAGTACTGGTAAAGCTGCTCTACAACAAGGTATGAATTTTATAGGTATTGAACAAAATGCAGAATATATACAAATTGCAAAAAAAAGATTAGATAGAGTTGCATATCAACAGGGTTTATTTTGATGAACGCATGGGAAGAGGGATTTTTAGCAGGGTTAAGACCTGAAAAGTCATTAACTGTTAGTGAATGGGCAGATACTTATAGGATTCTGTCTAGTAAGGCTAGTGCTGAACCAGGTAAATGGAGAACTAGCAGAACACCATACTTAAAAGAGCCTATGAACTGTTTAGGTACACAAAGCCCTGTACAACGTGTGGTGTTAATGTTTGCAGCCCAGACAGGAAAAACAGAAGCACAGAACTGTTGGTTGGGTTATGTAATAGACCATGCCCCTGCACCTATGTTGTTAGTGCAACCTACCTTAGAAATGGGTAAGAGATTAAGTAAACAAAGATTAGAAAGTATGATTACTGATACTCCTTGTTTAAATGAAAAGATTGCACCATCTAGGAGTAGGGATAGTGGTAATACCTTAAGCAGTAAAGAATTTCCTGGTGGAATGATGTTAATAACAGGTGCTAACTCAGCAACAGGACTAAGATCAACACCATGTAGGTATATAAGTTGTGATGAAGTAGATGCATTTCCATCTGATGCGTCAGGTGAAGGTGACCCTGTAGCTCTTGCGGAAAAGAGGGCAACAACATTTAGTACACGTAAAAAAGTATTACTTACATCTACACCTACAATTAAGGATTTTTCAAGAATAGAAAGTGAATACCTAACATCAGATCAGAGATTATATTTTGTACCTTGTCCTATATGTGGAGAGTATCAAGATTTACGCTGGAAGCAATTACAGAAAGAAGATGTAAATAATGTGCAATATAAATGTATTCATTGTGAAGGTTTATTTGATGAGAGCCATAAAACAAAAATGTTAAGACAGGGTGAATGGAGGGCTATGAAACAAGGTGATGGAATAACAGCAGGTTTTAGATTAAATGGTTTATATAGTCCATTAGGTTGGTTTAGCTGGAAAGAAGCGGTTATGGAATTTAATAAGGCAAAAGGAGATGCACCATTAATAAAAACTTTTGTGAATACCAGATTAGCAGAGACATTCGAGACCGACTATGTAAGTGCCATGAGTGCTGAAGGGTTGTTAAAAAGATGTGAAAGTTATGAACAGGCAACCTGTCCTGAAGGTGTTTTATTTCTTACGCAGGGTGTTGATTGTCAGGTAGACAGATTAGAAGTTAGTACATGGGGTTGGGGTAAAGGAGAGGAATCATTTTTTATTGATCATATGGTGTTATATGGTGACCCACATCAGGCAGAAGTTTGGAAGCAGCTAGAGATTGTAATAAACCAACAGTATGAACATGAGAATGGAAAAAGTTTAGTACCTGTTATTAGTGCTATTGACTCAGGTGGTTTACATACAAGTGAGGTATACCAGTTTGCAAGAGAGAAAGTAGCACAGGGTGTTATTGCTATTAAAGGTCAATCACAGGCTAATAAACCTGCTATAGGTAGACCTACAAGAGTAGATATTAATTTTAGGAAAGCTAACAGGGCAATAAAAAAAGGAGGGCAGGTTTATCCATTAGGAGTAGATACTATAAAAAATACTTTGATGGGTAGATTAAAGAATAATAAAATTGGTAGTTATGGTTATGTACATTTTCATGCAAGTACTACAGAAGAATTTTTTAAACAGTTAACAGCAGAAAGACAGATATTGAAAACTAACAGGAGTGGCTTTCAGGTTCCACAATGGGTAAAAAAGGCAGGGGTAAGGAATGAATGTTTAGATACATGGGTATATAGTTATGCTGCTATGTCGTTATATATCAGTAAATTCAATAGAAATACAGTATGGGAACAGTTAGAAAATAATATTAATGAAACAGATAATGTAGTTAAACAAAAAAAAGGTACAATAAAGAGAACACGTAAAACTGATTTTGTAACCAACTGGTAAAACTATGTTTAAATCTGATTTACCTAGTGAAATAACTGCTGGTACTACTATTGAATGGGTAGATGAAGCTACTACTGCTGGAATAAATGAAACTATTAGTAGTCCTGATTGGACATTAGAGTATTATTTACGTACTAATACATCTAGTGAAGGTCATACAGCAACAGGTACACAATATTCAAATAGTTCTGGTTGGCAGTTCTCTATAAGTGCTACTGCAAGTGCAGAATTTATTGCAGGTAATTGGTTTTGGTCAGTTAGAGCATTTAAGGGTGCAAAAGTATTTGAAATTGGTAGTGGTGAATTAACAGTAAAACAATCATTACAATATACTGGTACACCTGCTGCTATTGATAACAGAACACAGAACGAAAAAGATTTAGATGCCGTTACTGCTGCTATTAGAGCAATGGTAGAAGATAAGGCACAGGAATACAGCATTGGTAATAGAACATTCAAAAGAATTGAATTAGATAAATTAAGAGATCTTAAAGCTGAATTAAAAAGTATAGTTGCAAGCGAAAAGCGGTATAGTTTAATAAGTCAGGGTTTAGGAGACCCTAAAAACCTCTATGTACGCTTTTAGGTAACTTAAATGGGTTTAATTAATGCTTGGAGGGGGTTAATTTCCTCTAATGATGATCTAAATAAGCGTAGAAACCGCTTAAAAAGAATGTATGCAGGTGCAAAATTTGACCGCACAAACTTGAGTTGGGTTACACCTTTATCTTCACCTGATCAAAGTTATAAAAATTCTATTAATACTCTTAGAAAACGTGTACATGATTTAGTACGTAATAATAATTATGCATCACAGGCCATAAGGTATGCAACTAATCAAATTGTAGGTCAGGGTGTAACAATGCAAGCACAAATTAAAAGTCAACGTGGCGGTACACCTAATACAAGAATAAATGAAAGTATAGAAAGTGAATGGAGTAGATGGGGTAGAAAAGATAGTTGTGATATACGTGGTGTTCTTTGTTTTTCTGAACTGGAAAGATTAGCTGTTAGATCAATGATAGAAAGTGGAGAGTGTTTTATTGTTATTCATAGAAAAGCCTATGGTAGGAGCAAAATCCCTTTTTCATTAGAAATATTAGAAGCAGAACAGTTAGATGAAGATTACAAAGGCACTACTAAAAGTAATAAGAATGTATGGCGTTTAGGAATAGAGTTAAGTCCAGAAGGTAGGGCTGTTAGTTATGCGTTTTTAAAAAAACATCCTGGTGATACTAATTTTGCAACAATTCCAGAAGAAAATAGGCATATTATTGTAGCTGCAAAAGATGTTGTACATTT